GATATGGCAGGTATACCACCACCAAATTTTTCATTATCAAAAACCATTTGCATATATACATAAGAACAACCAAGAAACTTGTCATTAGTACCCATAGATGGCAACTGAGCATTCATGAAACCATCAACAGCAGTTTGTGTACCATCTTGAAATGTAAAACGCATGAGTCTCCCACTTCCAAAATTGTTATCGTTATCTGTGTTTGTATATTCACTATTAGTTACTGTGTGAACAGTTGAACCACTTATAGTGCTTGTTGTAGTCGTTAAGTCAATATCATTTGCTCTTATAGATGTTAATTCTTCTATAGCATGACCTGAAATAACACAAACTATGTGCAATAAAAAATTATCTGTACCTGTAGTCTCAATATGTGCAATAGTGCCACCAACTCTGCATTGCCCATAAACAATCTGTCTAGGTGCAATTGAATCTCTGTTCATAAATTTTGAACCAAAGTTGGCAGTAATAGACCTACCACCTTTACTCATGATACTACCAATAAATGATAAAGCACTTGATATTGAAGCTGATGCCATAGCACTTCCTTTCAAAGATTCTAGTGCTTTCATGAACTTACCACCCTTACCTAAACTTCCAAAAGCACCCAAACCTTGTGATACTAAGAAAACTACAACAAAAGTTTTTATCGCATTTTTAATATGTTTCATGCGATTCTCCAAACATTAAGAATATTACACTCTGACAGTGGTTTTACACTTATGCCATCATCTGCAGGTCCAAGAATGGCATATCCATCACAAATACCAACTAATTGTGATTCTTCTTTAAAGACAACTAAATCACCTTTTGTCATAAAATTTTTATCTACCTTGTTAAGTTTTTTTGTTTTACAAGCTTTTGTAATACTTGCATCTAGAGTACCACCATATTGTTTTATTGATTTCATAGCAGTCTCTTTGTTTTTCCATGACAAAGATTTTGGTATCAGGCTTTCACCTGTCATAGCTTTTATGATGCCATTTGAAAATTTACAACAATCCCATGAACCCCATCTAAAGGGTTTATTCTTTTTTTCATCAACAAATTTATTGAAATGTATTTCCCAATCAATTTTTTTCTTCATCTTTGTTCTTGATTGTTTCTTCTAATTGAATCATCACTTGATCCACCACTACCACCACCACCACCTGTGACTGATGATGATTTACCCCATACTATTTCTTTATCTTGAATAGATGCAATTCTGTTAAATGCTGTATCACCTGAATGTAAAAAGTTTTGTGATTCTTTTGTATATCTTAGATTTGATGGTCTGTCTAAATCTATTAATCTATTTTCTGCATCAATTGCAATAGTTGCACCTTCAGGATCATCTGCAACAGTTAATGCAGTCATTCTACCTTTAAATATTGTCACCACACCTGCAACTTCATTTGTGCCACCCATAACATATCCCAAAAAAATAGTCACAAATCTATTTTGATAATTTTCCGTGAGTGCAATATTTAAAACAGTAGAATCCATACCATTAAGTGAAATAGATATTCCTTGTGAGGATAAATCAATATTTTCTTGGGTTTCACTTATTGCAAGTAATTCACCAGCACCTGTGTATGTTTCACTGTTGATTGAAAGATCATCTGTGCCTGTCCAAACACGAACATCACCACTGTCAAATTCTGCCTTGACAGCTAAAAATAAAGCTTGTTCATCTGCACCTAAACGATTGACAATAGAACTATCTAATCCTTGTCTTGTAGCCATTTAGATTACCTCAATACACGAAAAAGATATTCCATAGTTTGATATATTATCTGCATTCCAATTGACTTCATTTGTAGTTAGTCGGAATGTACCTTTTGGATTTGTAAAAACAACATAGTGACCTGTCGCTAAATCTGATCTGAGTTTTGGTTGAATTTGTACACCATAAAAATCTTTACCTGAATCTGTTGTTAATGTTGCATCTTCTGTCACCATTACAAGTTGTGCAGGTTTAGATGTACTAGATGCAGAAGATTGTATTTGTAGATAATCACCTTTTTTAATAGTGCCTGTTGCACTATTTGTTGATGATAAAAGATTAAGACCTGTAGCACCTTTTACATTGTTTCGCACTTTACAACTAGCAGTGTTAGATTCGGTTGTTAAGTCAGAATCAACTACGACTACAGTTGCACTGGTGACAGTAGTAACTTTATGTGTACCATTGTTTTCTTCATTTGTTGCACCTGTGACAACAATGAAATCACCAACTTTTGTACTTGAAAATGTTGATGAAGCTGCAGTAATCGTTGAGCCACTAAATGACAATTGTACTGATGTGTTGTTGGTTCTTAGTTCTGATGTTAAAAAAGCAGTTGAATATGTACCAGTGTTTGTAAGTGCATCAGGATCAGTAAATTTAAAATGATTTATCTGTCCTTTTAAATTTAATAAAAAGCTTTGCCAATTCACAGCTTGATCTCTTCGCATTGGTGGTAAAGATACTTCAGCGTTCCAAAAGACACCATCAAATTCTTGTGTTTTAGTTTTGCCTGTATATGGTGACACAGTCATACCAATAGTTCTGAATAATGAAAAATTACTTCTAACAAAATTTGGTGAAGTAGGCATATCTATTAATTTAGCCACCTTGTAAAACCCTCCTAAATTGTCCACCTCTAGCTGCAGCTTCTGAGACAGATGCTTTTGTCACATCAGCTATTTGTGGCAACATACTCATAACCTCTGCTCTTACAGTTGGCACGACACCTGTTGCAAAATTGACAGATTGATTAATAACAATTGAATTACCACCCATAGCATTCTTACTGTTCATATTATTCATAATTCTACCACTAGTATTAGGAATAAATATCTCTGCACCTCTTTCTCCAACTAGTGTGGGCATACCTTTTTGAACAGTACCACCACCTGCTCTAGCTAATCCTATTCCACCACCTGATCCACCACCTAATCCACCACCACTCACGGGCAAACCAGCATTAAATATTTGATTTAAAATTGGATTGATAACTTTAAGTTGTAAAAATATAGATAAGATTTGTGCTACTAAGTTTTGTGCAAAGTTTTTAAAACTTTCTAATGCACTTTGACCTTGTAAAAGAGAGTTTACTAAATCAGTTGAGAAAGCATTTGAAGAATTGATAACTGCTTGTTTTAATTCACCATCAAGTTCGGTTGCAAGTTTACCTGATTCCTCTACTAATTTACTAAATATTTTTTGTAATTCTGTATCACTTGTTACACCTAGTGATCTGAGAGCATCTTCATTATCTTTAAAAATTTGTGTGGCTCTTTCCATACCAAAGTTTAATAAGTCAGTGTCACCTTTTAAATCTTGTAAATGTTTTTCTACTAAACCAAATGCTCTTACCATTTTACCTGCATTTAGCATTGCTGTTTTTTCTTCTTCTGTCAGTTCTCTTCTTGATTTAGTTGCGTTTTCTAAATTTGTTTCTTGATTTATAAGTTCATCATTAAGTGCAGCAACAATAGCTGCAGATTCTTCTTCTGTTATGCCAAATTGTTTTAAAACACCAATAGCTATTTTAAATTTCCCAACAATTGTCATTCCTGCACCACCAGCTTCACCTAAAGCTAAAATTAACTTTTCTTGTATATCATTCACTCCATCACTTGTTATTCCAAATTTTGCTAATTCAGTTGTAATAGCTTGGATATTTTTTCTTGCAGTAGCTGCTCTTTCATTCTGCATTTCTTCAAATGTCATATCACCTGTGAGAGTAGGTGCAGCTAATGATATACCTAGTCCTTCACCTCTTATGGCAGCTAATGAAACTGCAACAGCATTAGCAGCACTTGCAGCTTTATCAACAAAAAATCTAAAAAAGTCTCCTACACCACTTTCAAATATTTCATTACCTAATGACTTAAATGCGATTTGCATATTGGAAATAGCAACAGATAAGTTATCCATTTTGTTCACCATTGCACCACCAAATTGTTTTTCTAAAACATTTGTAAGTGCTTCAACAATAATTTTTGCACCACCTGCTGTTTGACCAAAATCTGTAAGTTCTAATCTTGATAAACCTAGTTCATCTTTTAATCCTTTAAATACATCAATACCTCTATCAGCTAACATATTTAACTCTTGCAAACCTAATGCACCAGCTTCTGCTCTTTGCACAACTCTAATAAGTGCTTCAAAAGCACCTCTTTGATCTACTGCAACAGATGCAGTATCAGCAAATACTTGCATCATTCGTGATGTTGGTTCTATGCCGACAGAACCCAAAGAAATAAACGCTTTAGTAACTGTATCAATTTGGAAAGGTGTGGTTTGAGCAAATCTTAAAATTCTTGTAAATTGTTTGTCTCCAGCTTCAACAGAACCAAAAACAGTATCAAGAGAATCCTTTAAATCTTCAAACTCCATACCTGACTGAGCAGCAAACTTTCCTAATTTAACAAGTCCAAGACCAACAGCAGCTAATCCAGCAGCACCTGCTAGTTTTCCCATACTTGCTGTTAAAGCACCTGTAGCACCACCTAAAGCACCAAAAGCAGCACCACCAACTGCACCAGTGGTTTTGAGTTTTCCTTCTATTTTTTTTAATTCAGTTTTTAACTGTCTTGTGTCAGCTTCAATACTAATTATTAGTTTATCTATCTCATTCATCAGTCAGGATATAACTCCATCATTTCTTCTAATCTGTCTTTAGTCATAGGTGCTTCAGGGTCTTTTGCACCATGAAACTGTTTGAATCCTTTGATAGCAAGATACATCTCACGAGGAGATAAGTTCCAAAAGTCAGTAGGTCTCATGTTCATCATACCAATGCAGATTTTTACATAATCTGCCCAGTTGATGCTAACAGGGTTCATGCTACTTTTTCTTTTTTTTTATCTTCCTCTTCTGAGTCGTTATCGGTTAATGTTGCAGCTAAGAGTTTAGCTACTTCGGTTGATGCTACTACTATT